CCGAAGAGCAGGAAGCAGTAGCTGATGACGTTGGTCTTCGTCGAGCAGAAATGAGAACACCTATGCGAGAAGAAGATCCGCGAACTCGCGCAGCGCGACGTGCCGAAGAGATCCGCAATCACATAGGCGGTCTTGATGACGGTACTGACGAGTTCTTTATTGACCCTCGCGATATTCCGCCGGGCTGGTCATACGAATGGAAGCGCAAAACCGTTCTCGGTCAGGAAGACCCGGCTTACATGGTGAGCTTAGCCCGTAAGGGCTGGGAACCAGTGCCGGCTGCGCGTCATCCGCACATGATGCCGGAGGGATATGCCAGCGCGGCGATTGAGCGTAAAGGTCTGATCCTTATGGAGCGCCCGCTTGAGCTAACCGAAGAGCAGCGGGAGCTTGATCGAAGGGCGGCAATCAATCAGGTCCGACAGAAAGAGCAGCAGCTTGCCCAAGCGCCAAGTGGCCAATTTGAACGGCAAAACAAAGACTCTCCGTTGATCAAAGTCAAAAAGTCCTATGAGGCGATTCCAATCCCAAAGGACTAACCCTAGAGAAAAACTGAAGGCGCCGAAAGGCGCCTTTTTTTTGCCTTGTTGACAATTTTGAAAAAAGGGCGTTATCTTGCGTCCCAATGCCTCCCCCGGCGGGAGGTTTTTTGTAAAACCCCGGCCTAGTCGCCCCGGCGTGCGATGATGGCTTCTCGATAGGAGAACCCGTCATGGCGAATACTTTTGCGCCTTTCGGATTTCGTCAGTCTTCGGGCACCGGTTCTGCTCCCACGTACGAGCAGGTCGCAAGCTTTTGCGTCTACGACACGGCTGCCATGTATTACGGCGATCCGATTTTCCGTGATGCAACGACCGGCGGTGTCAAACCCGACACCCCGGGAACCGGCATTCTTGCTGGCGTTTTTTATGGCTGTAAGTACCTCTCGGTTTCCCAGAAGCGCACCGTATGGAGCAATTTCTGGGGCGCTGCCGACGTTGCCTCTGGCAACCTCGTTGAGGTCTATCTGGTCAATGACCCGAATGCCAAGTTCCTTGCTCAGGTTGGTGGCTCGGCTTCGGTCGGCGCTACGGCTGCCGAAATTGGCTCGAACGTGCAGTTTGCGTATGGCACTCCGTCCACCGCGACCGGCATCTCAGGAGCTTTTGTGAATATCGCCGTCACGCCGACCACCACGGCTACGCTCCCGTTCAAGCTGGTGAGCCTTGTTACGAACCCCCCGGGTTCTAACGGGACGGAAGCGGGCGTCTACAATTACGTAATTGTGGCGTTCAACAACGTCGAAACCAAGACCCTCACGGGCGTTTAAGGAGTAAGGGAAAATGGCTGTCAATCTTTCAGCAATTAAGGACCTTCTCCTCCCCGGACTCCGTGGGATTGAAGGCAAGTACGAGATGATCCCATCTCAGTACGACAAGATCTTCACCAAGCATGATTCGAAGCTGGCTCTCGAGCGCACCGCTGAAATGCGGTACCTCGGCCTCGCTCAGTTAAAGACTGAGGGTGGTCAGACGTCCTTCGACAACAATGCTGGCGAACGTTTTGTGTACAACCAAGAGCACAATGAAATTGCCCTTGGTTACGCAATCACCCGCAAGGCGATTGACGACAACTTGTACAAGACGCAGTTCCACCCGTCGAACCTCGGTCTGATTGAATCTTTCCAGCAGACCAAGGAAATCTACGGCGCGAACATCCTCAACACTGCGCAGACCTACAACTCGGCCATTGGTGGCGACGGCGTTTCGCTCGTCAATACCTCGCACCCGATTGATGGTGGCACGGTAGCCAACCGTCCTGCGGTTGACGCTGACCTGAACGAAAGCTCGCTGCTGAACGCGATGATCGCGATCCGTACGAACTTCCGCGATCAGGCTGGCTTGAAGGTGTTTGCTCGTGGTCGCAAGCTGGTTGTTCCGCCCGCGCTCGAACCGACAGCGATCCGTCTCACGAAGACGGAGCTTCGTCCGGGTACGGCGAACAACGACGTGAACGCGATCTTGACGACTGCAGGCGGCCTGCCTGAGGGCTACATGGTCAACGACTTCTTGACCTCGGCCCGAGCTTGGTTCCTGCTGACCAACATCGATGGTCTGTCGTACATGGACCGTGTGAGCTTCGAGACTGATATGCAAGTGGACTTTGTCACCGACAACCTGTTGGTCAAGGGCTACGAGCGTTACAGCTTCGGCTACTACAACTGGCGCTCGATCTTCGGATCGCTGCCCACGTAAAGGAGAACCATTATGGGTATCACTAATCTCAGCGGCCTCGAAGTCGCAGGCGTACCCACAATGGGCATGGCGGGAGCTCCGCTGTTCTCGGGTAGCTTTTATTTCGTTGACTACGTCAACGGCAATGACGGCAACCCGGGATCGGCGGACGAGCCCCTGAAGACGATCTATGCAGCTCACGCTTTGATGCAGGCAGGCAATAACGATGTCTGTGTCATTGTGGGCGATGGAACGACTGCTGGAACTCAACGCCTCTCCATTGCGAACGCACAAGTCGGCGATCCGGCTGCAACGGTGGGAACTCTAGTTTGGGATAAGGATGCATGCCATTTGATTGGTATGACCGCCCCCACTGGGATCTCGCCGCGTGCTCGGCTTGCTCCTGAAACCACTGCAACCCTGACCACTTTTGGCTCGGGAACCTTGGTGAGCGTAACGGCCAGCGGCTGTTACTTCTCCAACTTCCAAGCTTTCAGTGGTTATGCGACGGGTGGTGCCAACCAGCTCTGCTGGGTCGACACTGGCAGTCGTAACTACTACCAAAGCGTTCACTTCGCTGGCGCAGGTGACACGGCCTCTGCTCAGGCCACTACCAGCCGTTCGCTGGTTTTGGATGGCGCTCAAGAGAGCACGTTTGTTGGATGTACTTTTGGCGTGGACACTGTCCAGAAGACAGTCGCGAACTCAATTGTTGAATTTAAGAGCGGGGCAACTCGCAACAAGTTCATCAGTTGCGACTTTCAATGGTGGTCCAATTCTGCAACCACGCTTGTTCTCTCGGCGGCGGCGGCTTCCGCAATCGACCGTTGGAATAAGTTCGATAACTGTGCCTTCTTGGGCTTCGGCACTGACCTGACGGGTATCGCCTCCTTGGCGGCCTCGGCGGGCGGTACTTTGCTCATGAAGAGCTGCACGCTGGTCTCCGGTTCTTCAACCAACTGGGGCGTCGACGCTACGTCGCTGGCCCAGATTCGTGTTGATGGCGGAGCGCCGACCGCAGCTACCACCGGCATCGCCGTAGTGCCCACCTAAGGAGTAACTGAACATGAAAGGCAAGATGATGAAAGGCCGTTCCAAGCGCGCCACCGGCGGTGTCAACCAAGCCGCCGAGGACCTTGGTCGGAAAAACCTTCGATACACCTACCAGTCCAATGTCAACGATGCCGCTGAAGAGCGCAAGCGTGGCGGGAAGACGATGAAGAAGCACGCTGGCAAAGTGGACGGCAAGAAAGCCGACATGCATGCCGGTCGCAAGCCGCGTAAAAGCGGTGGCCGCGCCTCTTCGGATCAGAACCCGTTCACTTCTGCTCGCAAGGGCACGCCGCCGCCGGGCCGCACGCTCGATGGCAGCCTTGATTAATCTGGGCTGAAAAGGCAAAAAGAACGGGGGCCTCTGTGCCCCCGTTTTTCCTTGAGGTAATTGAAATGGCAAAGACTCCAGCATGGCAGCGCAAAGAGGGTCAGTCCTCAGAGGGCGGCCTAAACGAAAAGGGCCGCGCTTCGTTGCGCGCTCAAGGGCAAAACATTAAACGTCCGGTGACCTCTGGCGAGGCAAAGAAAAGCCCGGCAGCAGCCGCCAGACGCGACAATTTCAGAAGCCGGATGTGCGGCATGAAGGAAAAGCTGACGTCACCCAAGACGAAGCATGATCCGAATAGCCGAATCAATCTGGCCCTCAAACGTTGGGATGTTAAGTGCTAACATCTCGAAAACTTCATAGGTGAATCGCCATGACTCAACCTCTTTTTACTTCTGTAGGCCCAATTGCATCAGCAGATGCTGATGGCATTTGCTTGTCTCAAACCCCTAATGCGGGTCCATTCCTTTTAAACGGAGCTCTTGTTGTAAGTGGCGTCGCTGTTTTAGATGAGCCGCGCCGAGTTGAAATTGACACCACGGGCGATGAATCTGCGGCAACTTTCGTAGTTACGGGCACTCTCTGGAATGGTCAAGTTTTTAGTGAATCAATCACTGGAATTCCTTCAGGGGGCACGGGTTCAACCACTCAAAGCTTTGCGACTGTTACCTCGGTCACGATAAGCGTCAATGCTAACGATTCAATTGTTGTTGGCACGAACGGCGTCGCTGATTCGCCTTGGCTTCGTCTTGACGACTATGCGCCTTCGCCGACTGGGGTGACTGTCGTTGTTGATGGCACTGTGAACTACGACGTTGAAATCTCGCAGGATGATCCTGATTCGTTCATCAGCCCGGTCCCCATTGGTGAAATGGTGTGGCTTGATGCCCTTGATGCCAACTTGGTCAGTGAGTCTACAAACAAGACCGGCGGCTTTACTTACACGCCATGCTGGGTTCGTTTGACGCTCAACAGCGGAAGTGGCTCAGCGAGGATGACGGTAGTACAGTCCGGCACAATTCCGAAGTAATCAGGAGGCGTTATGGCTACCAGCGGCACCTACGCCTTTAATCCGTCTCTGGGTGAGATGACGCTTTATGCGTTCAATCTCTGTGGCATTCGAAATACCGCCCTCACTCAAGAGCACATGGAATCTGCTCGCATGGCGAGCAACATGCTGCTTGGTCGCTGGAGCAGTCAGGGCGTCAATCTTTGGTGTGTTGACCTTCAAACCATCAATTTGACTGCGGGTGTTTCGACATACTCTGTGCCGGCTAACACCATCGTCATGCTCGACGCTTACATGGTCGATAGCACCGTTTCATCTTCAAACGTTGATCGGCTAATCCTGCCCATCAGCAGAACTGAATACGCAAGCTACCCAAACAAGACCCAGCAGGGCTTTCCGACAACTTTTTGGTTCAATAGGTTGTTATCGCCTGAAGTCACGTTGTGGCCTGTTCCAGACGGCACTCAGCCTCAATTCAAGTATTACCGCGTGCGGCAAATTCAGGATTCTGAATTTATCAATGCCCAGCAAACTGAGATTCCGTACTACTTCCTTGAAGCGTTCACTTTTGGCCTTGCCGAAAGACTCGCCATGATGTGGGCTCCTGATAAAATTCAAATCTTGAAGCCTCTTGCTGATGAGTCTTATCAAATTGCTGCCAGCCAGAATATTGAAACCGCTCAGCAATACATCTCGCCCACGATCTCTAGCTACTATCAGGCCTGATCATGGGTTATGCATCCAGAGCAGGAAGAGCCAAAACAAACTCCGCAAACCCGCAAGCTCATGCGATTTGCGACCGTTGCGGCTTCCGGTACAACTGGGTGGATCTGAGTTGGCAGTTCGACTGGCGAGGCGCTCAGCTTGCCAACATCAGAATTTTGGTTTGCAGACCCTGCAAAGACACGCCGCAGCAGCAGCTTCGGTCGATTGTGGTGCCGGCTGACCCGGTTCCGATCATCAATGCCAGAACACAAGACTTTGTGGCGGCTTCGATCAATTACTCGTCTGTATCAGGCGGCGGGACTGTAGATCCGGTGACGGGTATTCCAATTCCTCCCAGTGTGAATCTTTTGACTCAAGCTGGCGAGAACTCGACGACTCAGCCTTATGGTCCGCCGGTTGGGTTGACTCAAGCAGCGCAGATGCCGCTCAAGGGCACGCAAGCCTACGCCGTGCTTTTGCCCGTGATCTCGGTTACGTCAAACGGTTCAGACCAAATTACGGTTAATTGCTCTGCAGCCCATAACCTCACCACCAATGATCAAGTTTCGGTGCAGGGCCTTTCAAACAATAAACTGACCGGGTTTTACAGCGTCACGGTCACCACGGGGACGCAATTCACCTTCCAGTCCAATACGGCCACGCCAGTCGGGTCTTTGTATTTGCCGACTTCCCGCATCGTGACGGCTCAAGTTGGACTGCCGTATGGGTATACTAAAATTCCTCAGACAGGGATTTAGGCCATGGCAAACACAACCATTCCAAACCTTCCGCTTGCCATTGCCATCAACGGCACGGAGCAACTCGAGGCAGTCCAAGCAGGCACCTCGGTTCGAGTCACGTCTGCGCAGATTGCGGCTATCGGCGGAGCTACTGGCGCTACTGGCGCTACTGGCAATACCGGCCCCATTGGGCTGACTGGTGCAACCGGAGCTACAGGCGCTACCGGCGCCACAGGCGCTACGGGAGCCACTGGAGCAACTGGTCCTACAGGAGCCACAGGGGCCACAGGGCCTACAGGCGCTACGGGAGCCACCGGCGCCACGGGCGCCACTGGCCCGGGGACTGGCGACACCGGCGCTACTGGCCCTACGGGCGACACTGGGCCTACAGGGCCAACGGGCGCCACTGGAGCAAGTGGACCTACAGGCCCTACAGGCGATACCGGCGCGACGGGCCCTACTGGTCCGGGTACCGGAGATACTGGCCCCACGGGCGATACCGGGGCTACAGGAGCTACAGGAGCTACAGGAGCTACCGGAGCTACCGGAGCTACAGGGCCTACGGGTGATACCGGGGCTACAGGAGCTACAGGGCCTACGGGTGATACCGGAGCCACTGGGGCCACTGGGCCTACGGGCGCCACCGGAGCAACGGGAGATACTGGCGCTACCGGGCCTACTGGCGCGACAGGCGCGACAGGCGACACTGGGGCCACTGGACCGACTGGCGCGACCGGTGCGACTGGGGCTACAGGCCCTACAGGCGATACGGGCGCCACGGGGCCGACTGTTTA